GTACACATAAACATCTTTCAGAAAGGAAGTGTACTTCCATTGCATCAAGATCAGAAGTGTAAGCTCCTCCAACAGATCCAGTCAACCAAGACTTCATACGACGATCATCAGTTTGAGATGCTCTATATCGTACGTGCAAGAATGGACGTCTGATGTTAGTTCCTAAGATTTGGTCATAAACTGTAGATGTTCCAGCTGGTACCAAGATACCTTCAATACCTGCGTCTGCAACAGCTCCACGAGTAGATGCATCGTTTAAGTATTTCCAGTCAGTTTTGTAGAAGTCATAAGAACCTCTTCTAAACCCAGAGAAACCTAAGTTAAGCGCCATGTCTTCAGAGTTTTCAAACAATCCGTAAGCAACTCCACCGTTAGCTCCAGCAGATATGCCTCCGAGCATGTTATCGATAGACAAAGAAAGCTGACGGTTTACGAACAACATGTTTTCTTCAATTGCTCCTTGAGTATCTAAGTTCTTAAGGATAGCATCGAAATCTGCTAAATTTCCAGCATTAGGATCAAATGCAGAAAAAGTATTTCCTCTATCTTTTACAGCAGCGAAAAGACCTTCAGTACCTTTTTTACCAGCAGCCAAAGCTCCAGACCCAGCTTTAGCCTTAGTTCCTTCAACTACAGACATTTCTAAGTAATCTTCGAAACGTAGTCTAGTTTCAGACTCAGCTTTCAAGTACCACAGGTAACCTCCAGTTCCGTCTTCAGTAGAAACTTCAACCCATCCAATCTGAGCAGCGTCAGATCCAGAGATAGCGTATTTGTCTTTAATGATGATAGGTGAGTTAGAGAACTGTGTGAAAGAAGGAGTGATAGACTTAATGTCAGCATCTCCAGTTCCTTTAGCGTACTCAGAACCGTATACGAAAATCTTAAGACCATTGTCAGCAACGTTAAACGTAGCATCAAGATCAGCTCCAGTATATGTAGCAACTGTAAGAGTAGCCAAAGTAGCAGACGTATCAACACTGTTAGTAACTAAAGCAGTAACTTCAACTCCAGTAGCAGGATCCATAACAACGATAGTATCGTTTTTAGAGATTACGTTACCTACAAAGTCAGCTCCGTTAGCAGCGTTTAGTACAAAAGTTAAAGTAGTAGCAGATGCAACAGTTACATCGTTGTAAGCAATGTGCAATCTATTTTGCTCAGACCATACTACTTGATCAGAAGTCATAGGCATTTCAGCTCCTACCATACGTAAGAATCCAGACAATGTTCTGTTTCCGTAACGCTCTACTTCTTGTTCGTAAATTTCAGGAAGATACTGTTGTGCGAAATCGTTTCCTGATCCGTCTGTAAAACTTAAGTAGTTATCAGACAATAATTGTTGTTTTTGACTCGGTTTAATTGAACCGAACGCGGTGTTTAATGCCATTTTTAAATGATTTTAAATGTTAAATTTTAATTTTTTTAATTTTTAATTTCGATGAACTAAGATTGCTTTCGCCTAATACTTTTACTTTGATACCATCTTTGAAACCTGTTTGAGGCGCTTGCCTTACAGCTTGACTTGGATTTTTTGAACTGTCTATTACTTGTTTAACAGCATCAGCTTTTCCTTGTTCGTAAAAATGGTTAGCAATAGTATCAACGTTAGCAGCAGCGTACATAGCTTTGTGATACCCAGCCGGATCTTTTACACTACCATCACTGTTAAGGAACTTCCCTACAATGTTGTTTATGTTTGACTGTGTTTCTGCAACTTTGCTAGGGTCTTTTACACCATACCTAAATTTCTTTTCTCCTAAATTGAAATCAAAACCTTTGAAATCTTCTGAGAATAGTTTGCTGGTTTGGTTTTTAAACTGTTCGTGTTGTTGCTCAGCTTTACTCTGCTCTTCGTTATATCTATTGAAAAAGTCCATAGCTTTCTGTTGTTCTTGAGTTACGCCCGGTCTCAACTTGATCTCGTCGTAGTATTTACTCTTAGTGTCCTCCAAAAAGTTTTTGGCTTTTGCAACTTCTTCTTTAAATGCAAGTTTTTTCTTGCGTATATCTATTTCTTCATCAAGATCTTCATCGTATGAAAAGTCTTCAATCAAAAGGCTTACGTCCTCATTATCTAAATAAGGTTTAGTTTTTTTATAGTATTCTCTAAGTAGAGTATTATTATCTACACTAGAGTAGTCAGCGTTTAGACGAACATAGTCATTAATGTCTCCACCAGTCTCCTGCATAAAGGCAATTAATTTTTCAACGTTTTCAGGAAGCGCTGTTCCATTTGTTTTGTTGTCTTCAACGGCTTGTTTAACCTCTTGCTCAATTTCTTGAACCTCTTCGTCTGTGATTTCTTGAATTACTGGCGCTTCATCTTGAAATGTGCTTTCCCCTTGTGATACTTCTTCACCCACTTCTTGTACAACTCCGGCTTGTTTCTCTTCAGAACCAATTACCACTTTGGTAACTTCTTGTTCTTCAGTGTTTTTCTCTTCAAACGAAGAAAGATCAACCTTAATAGGTCCATCTTGTTTCTTACCTAAGTTTTTAGGTTTTGTTTTTTTACCTTTTAAAGAGAATTCTCCCTCTTGTTTTTCTTGTGACATAATATAATATAATTAAATAGTTAAAGTTTACTCTTATTTAGGACTAAACTGTTCTAGTCCAAAACCGCCTAGGTTGTCAAAACCAGCAGATTCAAAGTTTTTAGGTAACTCATCGTTTTGTCTTTGAGCTATTAGCTCTGATTGTTGAGTTGCTTGAATCCTAGTTCTTTCGTCCTTACGATCCTCTACTTGCGCTTCTTTAGCTTTTTCAACGTCTGCTCTAGCTTTCGCTAGTTGTAGTTGATAATTAAACTCTTCGGCCATTAGTTCTCTTTTTATTTGCGCCTCTGTTTGCATGCGTTGTATTTCAAACTGAGACTTAGCTTGTTCTATACTAACCTTCTCTTGAGTGAGAGCTTGTTGTTTTTGAACCTCAGCCATAGCTGCTGCCTCACTTGCTTGTGCGTTGGCTTGAGCTTGAGCTTGTATATTAGCCTGAGCTTGTTCTTGTTCTCTTTGTAATTTTTGTTGCTGTCTAAGTTTTATGTACTTGTTAGCTAACTTTGTATTTTTTATCTCTCTTATATCAATAGCGTCGGATAGAGATATAGCTTGAGTCTGTAAAGCCATTTGAACGTTTTGTTCTAGTTTAGCTTTTTCTTCCTCTTCAGGTTCTAATTCTAAGCTTATACCAAAGTCATGAAGCTGTAAATTAACAAGCTCTTGCAGTGTATTAGTGTTAAAAGTGCTTATAGAATTAGCTAGAGAATTTCTAAGCAAAGGGTTTTTAATAATATCAGCCGCTTTTAAACTGATGTTTTCGCAGACTCTAAGACTAACATAAAGTAGAGAGCTTAGTATATGTTTAGTCGCTGTATTGGACGCATTAGCGGCTAGCTTCTGCAATCCTAGCAAAGAGTCTTTGTCAGGCATAGAACCATCTCTAGCTTCATTTAACCCTGTTACGTCTCTAATCATTTTCAAGTAGTACTCGTATGTACCAATTAAACTTTGTATTTTTCCTTGACCAGATGAAGAAGCTAATTCTTGCACTGGTACTTTACCAGCATTCATACCACCATCCTGTGTTAACGATCTACCTACCACAGAACCAGTTTGGAAATACATATTAAGTGCTTCTGCTGGATTGTAGTTTGTTCCATTACCTAGATCAACCTCAGCTAAACCGTCCATATCTAAAAACACACCGTCAGGTACTATTCTAGACATAACTTGCTGTAGTTTTAAGTGGGTTAACTGAATCATATCAGCAAAGCCAGTTATTCTACTTACAATAGATTCAATTCTACCTTTGTACATTCTAGGCGCTGCGATACAGTAGTTCATTTCTACCTTGGTTGAATCAGCAGCTGGTCTTGTCATGTTTTCTGCTAGTTTCCATTCTAGCATATGGTTATTACCTAGCACTTTAGCTCCCGTGTACAAAACCTCTATAGTTCTCGAAACTCTCTCGAAATTATCGTTAGCTGGAGGGTTAAAGTCACTTGTTTTTTGAATAGCTTTCTCTAAGCCGTTCTCTGTTTTTTTAATCTTAAATACTTGATCTTGATATGTCTTGTATTCAAAATACATTACTTGAACAGTGTTTTCATCGTAATTACCCCAACCTGTTACGTATTGAGAATTACCCGGCATTCTTTGTATAGCTTCTAGCTCTTCGTCAGATATGTTTGGAAACTGCTTTTTTAGCTCTGCTATAGTTATAGATTTAACCTCACCTACATAGTATACGTCATCAAAGTTTGGATCTTCTGTGTAAGAATACACCATGTAAGCTGGATCAACGTATTCAACCCTAATTCCTTCGGTTTGATTAAAACTTGTCTTAGTAGCGCACATACCCAAAACAGTTAAGTCATAGGCTAATCTTTTCTTTACTTCATCGTACTTGTTTTTAGACAAAGTATTTTCTATTAGTTCCTCCTCAGCTATTTCTACGGTTTGTTTATAACTCATCTGCATGTAGAGATCTAGTTCTTCTTTACTAGCGGGTAAGTCAGCTGGATTTGAAACATTATAAAGGTCCATACCTAGATTTTCTTTAAAACCTTCTAGAACCTGTCTCATGTTTATGTCTCTAGCTATAGCTGTAGCATATTTAGATCTTTGCTCTACAGAGAAAGGATCTTGAGCTACTGTTTGAATATCGTAAGATTTATTAGACATTCCATTAACAACGATGTCTACGAATTTAGGTATAACTGGTACGGGTTTCCAGTCTAAATTAAGATAGGACAAGTCGCCATTAATTGACAATTCATCCTTGTATTTAGCTATTGATTGCTCGCCTCTAGCGTATAACCTAAGCTGATGGAAGTTACTGTAGCTTTGAGCATACCTGTTACCGGAACGACCCTCTTGAAACCACTCTCCTTCGATAGCTCTAGCTACTTGAATCCCGTAATCTAAGCTTGCTTTAACTTCATCGCTAACCACTTGGCTAGGGAAAGAGCTATTAGTATTGGTGTATACTTTCATTTATCTTATAATTTTTGACGACGTACCTTTGTTATCGTATCGTTTTATACCTAAATTTATTTTTTTGTATTCTTTCTTAGCTACAGGTGTGTACCTGTTTTTATTACAAGCCATAATGGCTAAACCAGAACTAATAGAAGCATCGTGTTTAGTTCTATTATTTATATTGAATTTAGCCCAGTCTTCTAGTGTTCTTTGAAAATACATATTACCATAACCATCAGAAGTATTACCAACGTTTTCCTCTACATATGTCTCAATCGCAGCGGCGTGAGCCTGTTTCATGTCTTCACTTGAGTTTGGCACTCCACCAATTTCTCTTTCAGTTATGGATAGTTTGTTATATACTTTATCAGGTCTATTCATAGAGAAACCTCTATAACCTCTTCTCTTAAAATGATACAACAGTCTAGGTTTATTATTTTCCGCCAGTATTGGCATACCATAAAACACACAGGCCATTAATACGTCTTCAAAAAATATCTCCGCGGTCTGTGGTCTAGCTATGTATTCTAAAAAGAACAGATTAGGTGGTACGTTTTCCATTGAGAACTTAGTTAAACCGTGTAGAGATCCGTTAGAGCCTCTTTTATCGACAGTACCTGATATATCGTAACTATCACAACCAAAAGCGCCACAGTGTTCGTTTCCAGGGTACTTTACGCCGTTTTTAATCATTATCCTATTCTGAAGACTAGCTGGTGGAACCCAAGATATTTTAAATCTACCGTCTTTGTTTGGGTAAAATATTACTCTTGTATCTTTAACTCCGTTCTCCCACATAAAGCTACCAGTGGTTACTGTCGAAGTGTTCTGTAGATCAGCGTTGTAATCTATTTGCTCGTATATCTTTGTTAGGTTAAAAAGCGATTCTTTTGCTTCGTCCCTAAAAGCGTGTTCCTCTGTTCTTGGAAATTGTCGGTAGTATTCATTTAAACCGTCTTGATCGTCCTTTAAACCTTCAACCTCGTTTTGCCAGTGTTCAATAACACCTTGATTTATAACATCACCGAAAGGATCTAAAACTTCTTTTTCCGGTGTGTCGAATACAGGTATTCCATAAGCATCAATGAATCCTTCGTAGTTCCATTCCATAGGAATGAACAAACTATATAATCCCGAACTAGTCTGTCCGTTGCGGTTTCTTTTTGTGACGTCTGATGCATGGTATAGTTTTTTAAAGTTCTCACCACCTTTATCTAAAGCGTTTGATGTAGAACCCATTAAACACTTACCAATAATCCTAGAACCTAAACGTAGACAAGTTTTAGTTACTCGCCAGTTGTTTAGTATGTTGTTTGGTTTCTCCCACTTTCCACTTTCATCGTGTACTAGCAGTTTTAATTTCTCACCATCATAACTGTTATCGCCAGTATTCTTCCAATCTATAGTAGTGTCAAGACCTTGAAGTTCTTCTTCTCTATCTGTAGATGTTATATTCTTTCTAGTTAACTTAGAAGCTGGTACTCTATAGGCGAGTTCTGTTTTCGGTCTATCCATACCATCTTGTATGGGCTTGAAGAAAAACGGGTAGTTAACTGAGATTGGCACAACCTTGTCTGTAAACATCTTTTTCGCATCAGGACCTGATTTAGATAATATTCCAAATCTCGCGTCACTAGAAATTGTAGCTTCATTAACTGTTTCTCCAGATGCCATGAATGAGAAACCTGAACGTCTGTTTTTGAGGTAACACATTCCAAAACATCTCTTGTCTGCTTTGCAAGCTTCCCAGAATATATAGAACAATCTGTTAGATTCTCTAAAGTCGGGGTTACCGACATCAATCTTGCTCCACTGCAAGTACATATAATGAGTGCCAGTAATATACGTGTCTTTCTTATTGTTTTTAAACCAGAAACCTTGTTCTCTACGTTTGAATTCTGTGTCGATATAATCGTACCACTTTTCTTTAAAACCTTCATTGTATGTTTTCCAGTCAAATATTGTCTTTATCTTCTGAAGCTCTTTGGGATATTCAAATGGTTTCCACTTGTCTCCTTCAAACTCTTCTACGTCTTGAGCTTTTGGTAAAGCTATTTTTAGGTTTTGTATCTCGTATATATCACCTATCTTACCAGTTTTGCTGATTACAACCATATCAAATTCAGCGTTGTAACCATATTCCCACTTATTGTATCTATTGTTTTTGTTTACAATTTTTGGCTTTATGTAATCTGGTAGTATTCTATATAGTTTTTTTTCGTACATTACTTAGATCTTCCTTCTGCAAAACCTCTAAAAGTTTTTTCTTTCTTTTCTACAGGTTTTTCATTAAGTATGTTCTCTTCGTCCTCGATACGTTTTAGTATTTCAAAAGCGTCAAAAATAGCTAGCTTTTTAGTAGCTGCAGCGTTTTTCAAACGATCAGCAGATATATCGTCATCAGAATCTACAATAGCTTCTTTAGCTACTTTAATTAATTCTTCAACTGCTTTTTGCCCAGCTAGGATTATACTCTTTTTCGTCTCCTTGGTATTCATACTTAATTACAATATCATTTGATTTCATACAATATAAACGTTCATCATCAATTATAAATTCAAACTCACCGAAAGGTGTGTAACCTATAAGATCTCCAGGAACGATTTTAACAGCTTCTAAGGACTTATTACCATATTTTAGTATTCCTATAAGCTTTCTCTCTTTATCCAACGTTAGATCGTTTGTATCTAATAGTGGTTTAACAAAACACCTATCTTGAAACGCTTTCCAATTGTCACCACTCTTATGTAAGTATATTTGGTCAGGCGAACAAAAATATAAATCGTCTACAAATTTAGATCTACTATCTTTTCGTTTGCCTCTAATATCAAAAAAACTCCTAAATACATTGTGATGAATTATAACTGTATCACCTTTTTTAATAGTTGTAGAGTAGGCAGAAGGCGTTGAAACCACAACGGCTCTATTGCTAACAGCTCTAAAGTTCTCGGTATTAGTATTAGTTATTAGGCTTTTGTCACCTAATTTAATCTCGTTATCGTATCTTTTATCAACTGGTTTAACGATAAAGTCAAATAAACTTTTCATCAGTATTCTAGATCATATTCTACAGATATTGCCATGTTAGAATTAAACTTCTTCCATGGCATTACCTCGTTATTCTTCCTTATATAAATACTGTAAGAGTTGTCGTCCTCAGCGTACAATATGGCAGATATAGTGTGCCCACCGTAAACTTGTTGACCTACAGCATAATGCATTGCATCATTTTTGTAATCAGAACCTATACTTATTTTTCTAACTACAGAATTCATTAGTCCTCAGATTTAACCACGGTTAAGTCCGAGTCATCACTTTCTTCAATAACAGTGTAACTACCATCACTCATATTAATGTTGATAGATCCATACTCTTCTTCTAGCTCTTTCTTTGTAGCTTCGATTTCTTGAGAAACAACAGCTTGAGCATGTAAAAACTCGTGTTTACGTACTTCAACAACACCGATATCAGTTAAGATGCTCTGTAGTTTAGCTTGTTGTTCTTGGATTTTTTTTAATTGATCTTTTTTGATTTTTGACATTTGATTTGATTTGATTTATTAATTTATTTATTTACTTATCTTTATTATCACTTGATTTTTTATTCTTTTCCCAGGTTCTACCAACAAAGTAAGCGCCATAGGTAGTCATTAATAATGTTTGAAAAACCGGTATATATGCAGTGTTTATTTTAAAGCCGCCTATATTACCATCTGCAAAAGCTAAAATAGTAAATACAGCTGTCAAATAAACCATCACGAGAGGCCTAATATTCTTAGATAGAAAAGAATCAGACTGCATATCCATTTTCCACCTGTCCGTAACCTGACTCTGAGCGTCTTGGTCTGCTTTTTCTAGTAGTTCTTGTATCTTGTATTTAGCTGCTAACCTTTCCTCGTCTGTAGTTGTTAGTTTATCTATAACTCCACCTACATCTTTTATTAAGTTACCGCTTAAAAAACTTAGTATTTTTTTCATATTTTATCTACCTTGGCTTTTGAGGTATGCGTTTTCTCTTCTCTTACTTTCTTCTTTAGATATACCAGAAGTTTTTGGGTCTGTCTTAGAAGTAAAAGCCACGCTTCTAAGTGACTTGGGGATTGATCCCATTGTTTTAGCCATCTTTGAATACGGGCTATCTTTAGTCACTTTGATAGAATACATCTCATCGTCACTTCCTTGCACACTTATATCTGTGTATTCTTTTTTTGATTTCTTTGGCGGATCTGTTGGGCCCATATTATTAAGAGGGCTTACTCCAAACTTTTGCTTATAGCTCATGTTTTTATATGTTTTAACTTTTAGAATATGCTTCTTTCTCCCAAGGTAGATTCTTAGCTCCTTCATCCATAGACTTTCTAGAGTATTTTTTACCCTTCCAGTATACGTTGTTGTTGTCGTAGTCTAAATCTCCACGTTTAATCTGATCCACGTGAACCATCTCATGCTTAACTACTTCTTTAGCTTTAGCTGGACTCAAATACTTGTTTATAAGTATAGTGCCATTTTTGTTGGCCATACCTAAAACACCTTCTTCTGTGTCTACTCGGTAAACCGGAGTGTTATCACACTTAAACGGTGGGTTAAGTTTAAAAGCCATGTTAGTACTTCTTTTTACAGCTTTTCTTTTGTAGTGGAGAAGTAGGCGTACAGTGTTTAGAAACGAAAGATCCTTTCTTTTTAACTGGTGATTTACCGTAGCTCATCTTAGCTGGTGATTCTTTTTTTCCGTACATAACTATTTTGTTTTTACCATTTAACTTTGTCTGCCCAGTAAGCGGCGGACATTTTACCTTTCTTAATATTTTTGGCGTGCCTAGCTTTGAAACTAGCACGTCTTGCTTTCTGCTTAGCAGATTCACCTTCTTTAGGTTTGCCAGCAGTAGTAACACCTTGTTGCCCAAATCTAATAATCTTTTCTTTACCTCCGCTACAAGCCTTAACCACGTGAGACTTTGTTGCGTGGCTAGGTGTTTTCTTGGGCTTATTGCAAGCCATTTTAGATTTATCTAGTTTAGCCATGTTACTTTTTATTTAAGTTATACCATTTCTGAACAGTGTAACCTATAGAAACAGCTAGTAACGTAAGTTTCAGCACCACGTCTATATTAGACATAGATACTGCAAACGCTCCAGCATTCAACGCATATAGTTTAATATCCCCAATAGACCCCATTCTACGCCTTTGTTCTTTGTGTGATAGGAATTTTCAAAGAGTCACATCCGCAGTCAGCTAATTTAAGCTTCATACCTTTTGCTCCGCTACTGGATCCTTTTCCGTGAGGTCTACCTACTTGACTTAATGGTCCATCCCATATAGTGTTTTCACCAACAACACCGTTTGCTTTTGTTTGTTTTGCCATGATTTATATTGTTTTATTTTTTATATCCTTCTACTCTAGCTTTAATAATGTCTGCTCTAGTTATTTTACCATCTCCGTTTTGATCTTTAAAATACAAAGGAGCTTGAATAATTCCAGACTGATTCTGTAAAGACATCTGTCTTTGTTCAACACCACCGAACATTTGGTTACCAGCGTTCGCGGCGCTGTCGTTAAATAACGGCTTAGCTGCACCCATCTGGTTGCCAGGTGTAGGAGTAGCATAGGTTAGCTGCTGCTGTGGAATTTGTTGCCCCGTTAGTGGGTCAATGTATTTGGCGGGTGAATTACCCGCTGTAGCTTTTAAGTCTTGTTTGTAAGTAGGCATAGTTATCTTTCTTTATCTTTGTTGACATTGTATATGGCTGTAGTTAAAACTTTGTCTGTATAACTATTACCACTTATTATTTTATTTCTTCTTGAACTAGTTGGTATATCTTCTTCACCAAGCATTATTCTGTACATCTTATTTATTAGCTGTTTACATTGAAAAGAAACCTGGTATATATTGTACATCTGAGTAGTTCTATTTCTTTCTCTCCATACTTTTATCCAACCTGCTTTTAAAAGCTTATTCCAACGTCTATTATCCCAGCTATAAGAATAAGAGCCAGTTTTAAAGTCCTGCTTAGAGAAGTGATCCATGCAGTCTAGATATATTAACAACTCTAAATCAGCGTCATTGAGATTGTTGTTTTTACAGGCCCATTTACGTATTATACGATAATGTTTTAACAAGTTCATATCTTTGATATCTCTTGCATCTAGCCTTTTCATAAAACAACAACTATATCTTCTAGTTTAATAACGTGGTAAAAGTCTTTGTTTATTTCTATCTTGTGACCAGCGTGTCTATCGAAAAATATTTTATCGTTTTCGTTTACGCCTACGACATCACTTCCGATAGAAATTACATTAGCTTCTACGTATCTTATATCTTCTCTATGTGATTCAGCAAGAAGTAAACCACCTTTTGTTTTGGTGGTTCCTTCTTTTACTTTTTTTATAATTAAATTTCTACCTATTGCTTTCATCTCCAACTCTTAAATTATTGATTACACAATCTGTAGATAGTATTGTAGTTGCTACTGAAGCGGCGTTTCTCAAGGCGCTTTTTGTTACCAGTAGCGGATCTATAATACCAGCACGTACCATATTTACGTCTTTACCTGTAACTACATTTAATCCTCTATTCTTCTTATCTGGGTAAACTAATTCAAGCCCAGCGTTAGATAGGATAGTTTCATAAGGAGCTTTAATAGCTTTTAATAAAACTTTTTCTCCTTTGTTTTTACTATTTATTAGAGTTGAAGCATTAAGCAAGGCTATACCTCCACCTGGGATTATACCCTCTTTTATAGCTGCTTTAGTAGCGCATATAGCGTCTTCTACTCTGTCTGTCTTTTCTTTAAGTTCAATCTCTGAATTCGCTCCAACCTTAACAACTGCAACCTTAGCAGACAAGCGTGCAAGTCTAGTTTCAAGTCGTATAACTTGAGCAGCAGATTTTTCAGTTTCAAGTTGTTTTTTAATTTCAGCAATAGTCTCATTTACTTCCTCGGGTGTTTCTTGTATCTGTATGATTGTTTCTTGATCTCCAGTGACACTTTTAACACATTCCCCTAACTTATCTACAGAAATAAGATCTAGATCATCTCCTAGGTCTTCATTTATGATAGTAGCTCCAGTTAACATTGACAGATCGGTTAAGACATCTTTCTTGCTGATACCAAAAGTAGGTGCGTTAATCACGTTTACTTTTATATTGCCTTTTACCTTGTTCATAGCTAGAGCAGATAAAACCGGTTGCTCCATATCAGCTACAATTAGTAGTGGCTTATTATTCTTTATAACATACTCTAAAACAGATTGAATCTGTCTAATGTTTTCAATAGGTGAGTCAACTAATAAAACTAAAGGGTTTTCTAGCTCAGCTGTCTTATTAGCTTTATTTGTCACAAAGCTAGAGTTGGTAAGACCTTTATTATACTGAACACCGTCTACTACCTCAACATAAGTTTCAGACTCGCTAGTAGGTTCCATGATTACCACCCCGGTTTCTCCCACTGATCTAAAAGCATCTCCAATAACCTTACCTAAAACTGGATCATTATTAGTTGATATAGTGGCTACAGAGTCTATCATATCGCCTGTGACTTCGATAGAATTTTTCTCAAGGTATTTCACAACCCTTTCTACAGCATCGTTAATACCATTCTTAAGTTCTCTATCGTTGTAGTCCTTGTCTAGCTTATAAGCTTCCTTTAATATAGCGTGAGCTAAAACAGTTGCAGTAGTTGTGCCGTCACCAGCTTCTTTGACGGTTTTTCTAGCAGCTTCTTTAAGAAGTGTAGCACCCATATTTTCTACAGGGTCTAGCAATACTATCGAATCAGCTACTGTTACACCATCTTTTGTAATGATAGGTCTACCGCTACCATCTTCAAGTATAACACATTTACCACTAGCTCCTAATGTAGAGCTAACAGCCTTGGTTAACTTTTTAATACCTTTAAAAACCGTATTCTTAGCGTCTTCGCCGAAGTTTAGATTTTTGACAATTTTGTCTGACATAATTTTATTTAATTTAATTTGATTTGATATATTTATATCATCACTTGAAATTATGTTTTTTTACTCTCCTATCACCATAGTAACACTAGTCTACTCTCAGGTTGTTTCTATTATTTAATTATTTTCTAGTGTTTGTATTCTATTTTCTAATTGTTTATTTTTCTCTATCAACTCTTTTATAGCTTTGGTTAAATAAACCACCATTCCCGAAGGGTTGTAATTATAGTAATTTTCTTCGCTGAAATCTGTTGGATAAGCTTCCGGAAAAGAATCAACCATTTCTTGGGCTATATACCCTTTTGTTTTTTCTTCACCATCTTCATCTTCTAAGTAGTTAAACTTTTTAGGCTCTATTTCTTCAAATTTCTCTAATATATTTTCATCCCAAACTTCTATGTTTTTCTTTAATCTTTCATCTGAATTACTTGTATTAAAAGCCACATTGCTTGTTCCGCTTTGAGATATACTACCTCGAACAGTTCCATTGTACCTAAAAGCCATATGTCTACTACCAAAGTAAGAAGAAACATCGCTGTCGTAGTTATAGCTTGTTCCGTTACCAGTACTTGTATTGTCTACATATATAGGACTAGTACTGTTAGAAGTGCTTAGCGTGTTTCTAGATAATCTAATAGTCTTACCAACACTAAGTGTGTTTCCAAACCTATCTAAATTAATATTTTCAAGTCTTATCCTATTAACTGCTCCACTACCAACCCCTGGATTACTTTCAGCCACTAAAATGTACGGAGTATAAGTTTTAGCACCTGTACTTGTTGTCGTAGGCGCTGAAAGGATTAAATTTGAACTTGAGGCAGCATAATTAGGAGCGATATTCACACTACCGGAAGTACCTCCACCTGATAATCCATTGCCTACTGTTACAGCTGTAATATCCCCTTGTGGAACTCCGGCAATAGCATTATCTACATATGTTTTATTTGCGGCATCTGTTCCCGATGATACAGTATCAACACCTTGTATTCTACCTGTACCATTCAAAACCAGGGTACCATTAACCTGAACACCTCCTGAAGTTGTTGTTAGTTTTTCGGAACCGTTATTATACAACTTAACAGCCCCGTTCTCAATCATATTTACAGCCCAGTCATTTTGTTGGTCGTCGTAGAAACCAGCTGCATTACCATCTGTCATAAAAGACCATCTACCTTCATCAGAGCTATTTCTAATCTGTATACCTGCCCAACTACTTGTTGCTGATGTTATTTGCAATAAATCAGATCTATCTGTAGATTCTTTTAATTCTATGCCCTGCCCTATGTTTAATTCATCTAAATTTATATTTGAATTTAAATTTAAAGTAACAGCTCCAGAGGTTCCGCCTCCGTTTAAATTAGTTCCAGCAGTAACAGCGGTTATATCACCTGTGTTAGTAGTATAACCTTCATCATTTGTCCACTGACTGTTGGAACCAGTCTTATTGGTAAGCGCTTGAGATCCTGTTAATGTTACAACTGATGCGTCTATAGTTATGTTATCAGCGTTTGCGGTTATACCATATCCGCCCACTACATTCAACGTTACCGCTCCTGAGGTTCCACCTCCTGTCAATCCATTACCTGCGGCAACTGATGTAATATCACCTTGAGGAACACCTGCGACAGCATTGTCTACATAGGCTTTACTAGCTGCGTCAGTTGCGCTGGTAACAGTGTCAACACCTTGTATTCTACCAGTTCCAGATAGTATTATATCACCACCTGTAATAGTCAAGTCTTTACCTATAGTAACATCTCCATCCCCATCTATTTTCATAGCGTCTATCGCTGTGTATGGTGAATATGTTTTTTTATTTCTAAATAACCATGAAAGACCTGTTTCTAAGTCGTCATTTATTTCCCAAACAGCTGTTACGTCGTTTGAAGCAGCAGACTCTGCATAAAACCTCATTCCGTCGTTATCACCGGCTAATTGTCCGAAGTAATAAGAAGGCACGGCAGCAACTCCGTTACCATAAGTAGTACCTACAGTGTTTTGTTGCAAGTGCAAGAAAAACGGTTGGTTAGCTGCATTACCTGTAGGGTATCTACCGTCGATATCTACAGTAAAACCAGCGCTACCGCTACCGGTACCTGTTATGATACCATTGCTAGTGTTAAATGTTGCTGCGTTTACAAAATTATTAGTATTAGTTTGATTTACCCAGTTAACAGAACCTTGACCTGTGGCTACTAAAACTTGTCCAGCTGATCCTGTATCACCGCCAGAATCTAGTATGTCGTCATTAAACCTAATATCATCTGAGAAAATCTTTGCGCCAGCTATAGTCTGTGCTCCCGTAGTTCTAACAACGGTTG